AAATATGTAGGAATTGATTTTAGTGGAGATTATAGAGACCCTGATTTAATTGGAAATATGTATTTTAGTCGTACTTTAGAGGATTGGGCTAGGTTTGATATAAACAATAGAACTAAGTTTGATGCAACAATTAGTTCTGGATTAGCTTTAATGGCTATACAAAAGCATTTGTATCAAGCCGTTAAAAAAGAGTCAAAAATAAAGTTTAACTTTGCAAGATATGACAATAAGGGAAGTTACAGCAAAATTATAAGGTAAATGCAAGATGTAAAAATAGACATTAATCCTATGGGTTTTCCAAGTCAGTTTGTTTCTGATTCAACAAAGAAAACGCTAGAGTTTGGATTACAAATAGGGCAAGCCATACAATACGAATGGTTTAGAAAAGACGGAAATACAAATAGGTTTTACAATCAATGGGGAGACTTTCATAGGTTAAGACTTTATGCTAGAGGAGAACAGTCTGTATCTAAATATAAAAACGAATTAGCGGTGGATGGTGATTTAAGTTACTTAAATCTTGACTGGACTCCTGTTCCTATAATTCCAAAGTTTGTAGATATTGTTGTTAATGGAATGTCAGACAGGATATTTCAAGTAAAAGCATATGCACAAGACGCTATGTCTATGGATAGAAGAAATGAATATCAGCGTATGATAGGTGCTGATATGGCTTCTAAAGAATTAATTACACAAGTAAATAAAGATTTTGATGTTAATGCTTTTTCTAGTAATGTAGATGAGTTACCTAACGATAGTGAGGAACTGGCTTTACATATGCAGATGAAATATAAACCATCAATAGAAATAGCAGAAGAAGAAGCTATAAATACTGTATTTGAAGAAAATAAATATTTAGAAATAAAAAGACGTTTAGATTACGATCAAACAGTTTTGGGTATATCTGTAGCTAGACATTCTTTTTTACCTGGTGATGGAATAAAAATAGATTATGTAGATCCAGCTAATTTAGTTTATAGCTATACTGAAGATCCTCATTTTAAAGATTGTTTTTATTGGGGTGAAATTAAAACACTACCAATAATTGAATTAAAGAAAATAGATCCAACTCTTACCCAAGAGGATATGGAAGAAATTTCTAAATACAGTCAAAGCTGGTACGATTATCACAATACATCTCAGTTTTATAATAATAGTTTATTCAGTAAAGATAGCGCTACAGTTTTGTTTTTTAATTACAAAACCACAAACACATTTACTTATAAAAAGAAAATTAATAATGTAGGTGCTGAAAAAGTTATTGAAAAAACAGATGATTTTAATCCTTCTGTTGAAATGATGGAAGAGGGTAAGTTTAAAAAAGTTTCTAAAACTATTGACGTATGGTATGAGGGAGTTATGGTTATGGGTACTAACATTATGCTGAAGTGGGAAATGGCAGAAAATATGGCACGACCACAATCGGCTAGTCAAAATGTATATCCAGAATTTATAGCTTGCGCACCTAGAATGTATAAAGGTGTTGTTGAATCTTTAGTAAGACGAATGATAACGTTTGCTGATTTAATTCAAATTACACATTTAAAACTACAGCAGGTATTATCTAAAGTTGTTCCTGATGGTGTCTTTATAGATGCAGATGGATTAAACGAGGTTGACCTTGGTAATGGAGCTGCTTATAATCCAGAGGATGCATTACGAATGTATTTTCAAACAGGTTCTGTTATAGGTAGAAGCTATACTCAGGATGGAGATTATAATCAGGCTAAAGTTCCAATTCAACAATTAACAGCTAGTTCTGGTCAATCTAAAATACAAAGTTTAATAGGTACATATAATCATTATTTGAATATGATGAGAGATGTAACTGGATTAAACGAAGCTAGAGATGGATCTTTACCTAATGAAAATTCATTGGTAGGATTACAAAAAATGGCTGCACTAAATAGTAATACAGCTACAAGACATATTTTACAAGCAGGTTTAAGTATTACTCAAAATTTAGCAACTGCATTATCATCAAGAATAGCTGATGTTTTAGAGTATGCTGACTTTAAAGAAGAGTTTGTAAACCAAATTGGTAAATACAATGTTTCTGTATTAAATGAAATAACAAATTTATATTTAAGTGACTTTGGTATTTTTATTGAGGTAACTCCTGATGAAGAAGAAAAAGCAATGCTTGAAAAAAATATTCAAATGGCATTGCAAAGAGATTCTATAAATTTAGAGGATGCTATTGATATTAGAGAGATTAAAAACTTAAAGGTTGCAAATCAAGTTCTTAAATTAAAAAGAAAAAGAAAACAAGAAGCAGAGGAAAAAGCACAAGCAGCGGCAGCTCAACAGCAGGCTCAAATAAATCAACAGTCTCAGCAAATGGCAGCTCAAGCAGCTATGCAAAAACTACAAGCAGAAACACAAGCTAAGGTTCAATTACAGCAGAGCGATATGCAATTTCAAGTACAGAAAATGCAAGGTGAGGCTTCTATAAAATCAGAGTTAATGAAATTAGAGTTTGATCTACAAATGAGACTTAAAGGAGTTGAGGTAGAGGCAATGTCTAAAAGAGAAGATCAGAGAGAAACTGCAAAGGCTGAAAGAATAAGTCAAGCAAATACTGAACAATCAAAATTAATACAACAACGTAAAAATAATTTAGCTCCAGTTAATTTCGAATCTAAGGAAGATAGCTTAGATGGTTTTGATTTAGCGGAGTTTGAACCAAGGTGATAATATTATGCAAAAATTAAGTGGTCCTCAATTAAATCAAGTTCGTGATGATTTTAATACTAGGGTCGAAAAGAAAAGTATTTTAGGTAAAAGTAAAAAAATTATATGGACATATAAACGTAGATATGGTAACATATAATTCCTAAAATAATATATTTAAATAAATGTTAACTTTACAAAAATAAAATCAAATGGAATTCAAACAAGTAAAAGAGGTTTCTCCAATAGAAGAGAAATCAACACAAGAAGTTGAACAGAATCTTTTAGATAAGCACGAAGAAAGTTTAAAAGTATCTGATGTCAATCAAAATGTTTCAGAAACAAGTGGCACTGTAGAAGAAACAATAGTAGAAGAAACTAAAGTAGATCAAGATGTTACTGATTTACCAGAAATAAAAGATGAGGATGTACTTTCTTATATTAAAGAAAGATATAATAAAGATATTTCTTCAGTAGATGAATTGTTTTCTGAACAAGAAAAAAACAATCCATTGCCTGATGAGGTTTCTAAGTATTTAGACTTTAAAAAAGAAACAGGTAGAGGGTTTGAAGATTTTATCAAAGCTAATAAAAACTATGATAATTTAGAAGATGACCAGATACTAAAAGAGTATTATTCTTTAACTGAATCAGATTTAGATTCTGAAGATATTGAATATCTTATGGAAGATAAGTTTGGATATGATGAAGAGGTGGATGATGATAGAGATATAAAGAAAAAAAATATATCTAAAAAAAGAGAACTTGCAATAGCTAAGAAATATTTAAGTAAGCTATCGGAAACATATAAAACTCCTCTTGAGTCAAGTGGGGGTTCGTATTCGGAAGAACAACTTAAAGAAATCAGCGCTTACAAGGAATATGTTCAAAAGGCTCAAACTGAAGTAGAGTCCAACAAAAGAAAGTCTGAGTACTTTCAGAAAAAAACAGATGAGGTTTTTAACTCCGAGTTCAAAGGTTTTGAGTTCAAGGTTGGAGATAAAAATGTAATTTATTCATCTGGTGATGCAAATGAGATTAAGTCAAAACAAGTTAATGTACAGAGTTTTATAAACCAGTACATAGGCGAAGATGGTTTAGTTAATGATGCACAAGGTTGGCACAAAGCATTAAACGCAGCAATGAACCCAGACAAACTAGCTCAGTATTTTTATGAGCAAGGAAAGGCAGACGCCATAGGAGATGTTTCGAAGAAAAGTAAAAACATCAATATGAGTTTGAGGCAAACACCTCAATCGTCTCCACAGCAAGGGTTTCAAGCAAGAGCGGTTAATACAGACTCAGGAAGAGGTTTGCGAATAAGGAGTAAAAACAAAAATAATTAACAATTAAAAAATTTTAAAATGGCAGGACAAATTGCAGCAAATCCTACTTTCGCACTACAGCCTAGTGCAGAGCAGGTAGTATTACAAACAAACTATATCACTAATTTTGATTTCTTAAATCAATATTTACCAGATACTTACGAAAAAGAATTTGAAAGATATGGAAACAGAACAGTAGCATCATTTTTAAGAATGGTAGGCGCTGAAATGCCTTCTAACTCAGACCTTATCAAATGGGCAGAGCAAGGAAGATTACACACTAAATATGTAGACGTAGTTTCAGCAGCAGCGGCAGGGTCTAACACAGCAGTATTAACTGTAGGTGACGTATTAGTGCCAGGAAGCGGATCAATCGCTTTAAGAGTAGGTCAAACAATTATGATCTCTGATAACACAGCAGCTTCAGTTTTAACTAACAAAGCTTTAATTACTGCGGTAGATATGGCTAACGCAACTATTACTGTAGCTTATTATGAAGCAAATGGTCAAGCAGTAGCAGCAGCAGTTGTTACTTCTTTATTTGTATATGGTTCTGAATTCCAAAAAGGAACAAACGGAATGCAAGGTCAATTAGAAGCTGATGATGATATTTACAGCAATTCACCAATTATCATAAAAGATAAATATGCAGTATCAGGTTCTGATATGGCTCAAATCGGATGGATTGAGGTAACTACAGAAAACGGTGCAACTGGTTTCTTATGGTACTTAAAGTCTGAACACGAAACAAGACTAAGATTCGAAGACTACTTAGAAACAGCTATGGTGGAAGCAGTTCCAGCAGCAGCAGGTGGTGGTGTTGCAGCAATTGCAGCAGGTGTAGCTTCAGGAGTTGGTAACAAAGGATCTGAAGGTTTATTCTATGTAGTAAACAATAGAGGTAATGTATGGTCTGGTGGAAACCCAAGTACATTAGCTGAATTCGATTCTATCATCCAAAGATTA